CTCGCAAGACGCTGAACGGCCCTGCTACGAGGCCGAAGACTCCGCTTGCCGTGGAGAATAGCGTCGGGTTTTAGTGTTGCAGCAAACGGGTTTGAGAGTAACATCTTTGACACCAACTTCTTAGGAGGTGAGGACAATGCGAAGAATAGTGTTACGGGGTCCGCTTGCTATGGGGGAGACCGATCCATAAACAGCCACTGTGGTGTTTTTGGAGGTCAAACCGGGGAATCGACAGACTGCATAGCAGTGTCCGATCTTCCTCAGAGGTCAGACTATTTGGCCCCTATCTGCGGATTAAGCTTTGCGCTGGCCGCGGGTAGTAATTTGAACGATTTGATTTTGGATGATGCGGTACGCCGCTCCACAAACGTTCACAACGAACAAATTGTAAATAAAAAACAATTTAGTGGCCTACCTGCGGGAGGTTACATTTCGAATGGTAACGGAAATTTTTCGTACCATAATGCTATTTCTAGTCCTCACTGGGATGATGGCAAGAACTCTAGGGAATCTAGAAGTTTAGGAGCTTACTCTTTCGACGATTTGTGTGATGATTTTCCACACGATGGGGCATATGATTGCCTAACCTGCGGAGGGAGATGTTTGAGAAGTTTTTACCAGCACGATAAAATGAACTCGTTCAAGACATGGAGATTGTACATGCGTTTGGTTGACATATATGAGAATGTCAGGGATTGTTCATTGATAGATTTCTTATCCTCGTTGAAGAAGAACAAAATCCCCTTGTGGTATTTGGAAAAATGGCTAAATGGCTCCCCATTTTTCCCGCATCTAATGAAACAGACATTAGATCAGAATGAAATAATTTTCTTGAGAACTCATACTTTGAGGAATTCGATGATATGCGAAATAGAGTTCCCAGATGGTATACCATTTGGTAGGAAAAAGAAAAGACCTGGTGGAGAATATGTGTGGGTATATCTTGAACAGCTAGACAACCTGTGGAAAAGCACCAAAGTTCCGAGACAAACTATAAACGACCAGAGGTTCCATGATCGATACACACTATTCTCTTTAAATAAAACATTGTATGCGCTAGATATCAGTTTAAAACATGATGAAGAATTCATGGACAAGGTAGACTCCATGCCTGAACCACGAGTTGATTATACAGCAAATCAACACGAAAGAGGAACATTGGAGAGACCAACCCTAACTGTGTATAATGAAAATGTTAGTTGTAGTTTCTGTTGTCGTATTGGCCATGAAGAAATGTTCTGTTTTGAAAAAGATCTCCATAACTCCATTTCATACGGGGAGAAAAATTCCAGATCAATCTATGATTATCTAGACGAAGATGATTATGTTAGCAATACCGTCAACAATGATCCATGTTTTATGCCTGACCCAGAAATAAAACCATCTGAAGCAATAAAAATAATACTAGATAATGTCCCTGAAGCTTCAAAAGATGATGAAATGTACAACTGTTGGTTTCCAGATGATCCATCAAAGAGATACAGTGTGCCCAAAAGCATGAAACAAAAATTTTTTGATGCTCGTAATGGTTATTGCACGAAAAATCAGACCATGAAAGAAGTCCTTTCTACAATGCTCACTGTTGATGAACTGCCTTATAACCATACGATAGAAAAAGGAATATACAAGGGGATGAATGTAGAAGAAATTTTGACCAAGAGAAATGCACCATTGGACGATGAATTGGTGGAAGAATTTGACAAATTAATACAGAGTAAGCCTAAAGTTCTGAAGGGAAAATTTGACGATGAGGAATTGGATGCCCTAAATCATGTTAGGGATGAGATGATACACATAATGGGAAAATTACCTGAAATACAGAATTTTAGTGTTCCTTCGTTTGAAGGGGTGGCTTCTGCAAGTATTCTAGCAACTTTATCTGCTGCTGTAGGTTTGAATTTTGGTCCTTCTGTCGTTATTGCAGTATGTTCCTATTTGGCCGCCTCTGTTGATTCAAAAAATTTACCCACAAAAATGTTGAAAGGTTTGAAAGAAATGTTGACTGCAAAGATGAACCTTAACGGGTACCTTAAGGAGGTTCAAGAGTGGCGTTTTTCCAGTCATATTGAAAGTCCAAAGATGGATTGTCGTGCAATAAATGATCGTGGCGAATTGAAATTGAAAAATGCACGTTTAGCTAAATTTGAAGTGACCACTGAACTAAAACCAAGGAATATGGCGGGAAGAATGTTCATTAAATTAAACTCCTTATGCGGAAAATATGGTTATAAGACCAAGAAAAACTTGGGTTTGAAAACTGTTTCGTTGGAGATCGCATCTCAGAGTGTTGCTCCTATAGTTACAAGCACAGTAATGCCCCATAATATGGCTAGAGACAGGATAGAGAAAGCAGCTAGAACAATACAGGGAATAAATTATGATAAGGACAGAATATTAACTGAAGACGATATGATTGCTAATACGGTAACATTTGATTCTGTGTTAATTGGAAAGCATAGAAAAAATATCCCATATAAGAGGAGAAGGAGGGTTTGTCGTGGATTTAGAGTTGGTGAACTGGAAATTGCGAAGTGCCCCAAACTGCCAGACCTGAAGGATAAATCCTATATAAAGCTGAAATCAAAAGTGAAGGTTGAGCCAAACAAGAGACCTGTTTTATCCACTCAATTGTTGACCAAGTTTCCATTCAAGAAATTTGTAGCTGATCCTTCGGATACGAAAACTTTGATATGTGGTTTAAGAAAACGCATCATGTGCAAACCGCCACCATTTAATGCTGAAAAATTGAAGAGGTTGAAAGAATTCAACATGATGGTCATGAGGGAATTGCTGAAACCCATCCAGAGAATTGAGGACGTTTCGTTCAAAGCTTGGGCTGAAAACACTAATTATTCAGGTGTTAGAAAAATTGACCTATACAAGAAATACATGGAAATAGACAACAAACACAAGTTGGGATACAGACGTGTTCATGGCTTTGTGAAGGATGAAGATTATGATGACCCCAAGTTGCCTAGAGGGATATATTCTAGGATGGATGAAATTAAATGTATTTTTGGACCCTATGTCAAGTTGATGGAAACTGCAGTGTATGCTTTACCATACTTCATCAAGCATATACCTGTTGCTGAAAGACCGCAATACATGTTTGATTATCTTTATAAGGCTGGGTGCAAGTATGCTTCCACGGACTATATTTCATTCGAATCTCTGTTTGGTGTAGAACAGATGGATGCGTTAGAATTCCCATTGTATGAGTACTTGCTTTCTGAATTGGAAGATGGACCCGAAATAGCTCAGCTCATGAGAGATGTAATAGGGGGAATCAATGTAGTTGATTTTAAAGATTTGACCCTGTATTTGGAGGCTAGAAGAATGAGCGGTGAGATGACAACCAGTTTGGCCAACGGCTGGTCCAATATGATCATGATGTTGTTCATATTGAGTGAGAATGGAATCGATTGGCGTGACGTTAGACAAGTAGATGAGGGTGATGATGGCTGTACACGATTAGAAAGCTACATTCCAACTTCTGAAGATTTTGCCGAGTTGGGTTTCAACATCAAGATAGATGTCTTTGATGAATTGAGTGAGGCCAGTTTTTGTGGCATGGTTTATGATATGAATGAAAGCATTGTTGTACGCAATCCTTTCAATTTGTTAGCTGGACTTTTTTGGACGAATAGAAAATACGTTTCTGCAGGAGATGGAGTTATGAAGCAATTGTTTAGGAGCAAGGCCTTGAGCTTGCTATATAGTTATCCTGGTTGTCCAATCATATATTCCATTGCTAGGTGGATGACGCGTGTTTCTGAGAATTTTGGTGACCCAATTCTAGACTCTCTCGGTTCTGTATACATGCAACAAATTTTTACAATGAATCAGGATTACTACAACAAAAATAAGAGCAAATTCCACAAAGAAGTAGGTGATGCGACCAGAAATCTAATGTTTAAGTTATATGGTGTAACTATTGATCATCAAATTGCTATAGAAAAATATTTTGATGATAAAGATGACTATGATGAGATCGATTTTCCCATTCTCACAAGTTACATGCCAGAAAAATTTTCGAAATTCTATGAAATCTACACTGAAGACTGTGAGGTCACTGACACGGAAGACATCGCTTACACTGTAAAAACTTTCCCATATAATAAGACATTTGACATCTATGAAGATGATCCCTCGATGTTCCTAAATCATTTGGATATGATGTCCACTCCTGAGAAATACGAGTGGTACACTGATTGCATGAATATAAAATATGACTCTAACACTTCTGTCTCGGTTTCTGACGTGGATAATCCTGTTTCATTGAATCTTGATGAATCAGATGATTTGGACTTTGATGTAGTCGATTATGATGATAGAATCTTCAATGCTGATGGAAGCTTGAAAAATGTGTGTTCGAATGATGATTTTGTCATCGAACCAAATCGTGATCTGGAATCAGGAGGTTTCTTCTACACTCCTTTGTTGGATAATTTTTTATCTAGAATACACAATAAGGTTAATCGGGACTTGTGGGGTGATGATTACATGAAAAACAATTCCTCGAAATCCCTAGTTCATAGACTGTGGACTAAGATTAAGGTATTTGGTAAGAAACTCAGGCCAGGTGGAGTTACTCTATTTAGGGTGTTTTATGAAACACCTTGCGAAAATATAGAGAAATTACAGGGTGCAGAAATGCAACGAAATAATAGAACTATGAATTCTAAGAGAGGCAAACTTTCCAATAGGAGAAATGCTAATCGAAACAATGTTAATTTACCTAAGAGGAAAAATAAGAAAAATATCAGGCCAAGAGGGAATCGGGCTATCAATTACTCAAGAGCACCAGCAGCGTTGGGTACTCAGCTCAGAACAAAAACTGCCAAATTTATTAGATCTCCTGATGGATCCATTCGTGTCGTACATCGGGAACCACTGGGGGTACAAAATGGAACTACAGCGTTCGCGTTAACTCAATTTTCCACAAATCCGGGACTTGCTGCCACTTTTCCATGGTTGAGCAAGATAGCACAAAATTTTGAAACCTACAAATTCAATAAACTAAATGTGGAATACATCACTTCCGTTGGCTCCAACGTTGGAGGGTCAATTTGTATAGCTCCTGATTACAATTCTGCAGACACACAACCGACGACATTACAGCAGATGGAACAATACATGGATGCTTGGAGGGATGTTTTCTGGGAAAATGGGGTGTGTAGAATTAATCCAAAAGGCATGGGTGCTTTAGGCCCAATGAGATATATACGAGCCAGTGCTTTAGCTTCCAATTTAGACATAAAAACTTATGATGTTTGCAATATTTTTGTCGGTACCAGTGGGATCACCACTGATTCGAATGCCAGTCAAATAGGCGAATTATGGGTCAATTATGATGTAGATTTGTGCATACCCAATTCGTTTATTTCATCACAAACGGAACCATCGGGAGCTTTTGGGTATGTGCAAAGCGTATTAGGAACTGCAATTTCAACGACTAATTTATTTGGTTCAGCTTCAACTGCTTCAGGGCCATTAATCGTAACTAATGCGGTGAATACTATAACTGTGGCGGGTGTCACAATTGGGGACAACTATGTGGTAACGTATTTGGGATCAGCCTCTTCAGTAAGTGGTGCTATTTCGGCAGGAACGTATGTTGGATGCACTGAAAACTCAGGAGCAGCATCATTTGGCGCAGGAGTTTCAGCTAGTACGACCGTGAATTTGACAGCCACAGCAACGACAATGAGTTTCATTTTGACTCCGGGTGGTACTTGGGCCACTGTGACTAATATGGTGTGTTCAGTGATTCAGGTTTCGGGAACTTAAATGATTTTTAGTGGCAGAAAAAGCCGAAAAATTCCGTAAGCTCCAAGATGTAAATGAGCACCAGTATTTCTAGCTACTGGTTTACAAAAT